GTGGCAGTTGCACCGGCAGAGATCGAAATCTCATCCACACCGCCTAGAGCTGTGCGAATTTCCTCCCTTAAAAGGAGGGTATACCGGTTCATGTCCCCGTTAACAGGGTCCGGGGTCATGTAACCGACCCGGTCGGAGGGCTCTACGTTCGCGATGATTCGCGGGACGCGGAGACCCGAACCCATATTTGTTCCAAACGGCTCGCTTACACGAGTCGAAGGTTGGGTTGCACCTGCAAAACCACTCTGACTACTAATGGTTGGGCGGAAAGTGCTCTGAGTATCGTTCGCTTCGACCAGATCGCTACGAGGACGCGAACTGATCAGCGTGGGGTTGCCGAAGACCTCGCTGTTCTTAGCGATATTACGAGTCAGTTGATCATGGAGAACGATCTGCTCCATGAACGGATCAAATTCTCCTTCTCCCTCTGTACCACTGGCGTTAGGTTTGTTGAGTACCTCAACAGCAGGGATGAAACCGAGGGTGTTTGGTCTCTTTTTCGACGGAGTTAATACCGTCCCTGGTTCCAGGTCAAAACTGAGTTCAGAGTCAGTTTCGACTTCACTGATTTCGTCGGCTGTAATCGCCAGACGCACATAACGCTTGTTGGCGTTAGCAGTATTGCTCGGAAGTCCAAGGTTCTGATTCTTAACTTTGTAGGAGTAGATGATGATTACTTCTTCTACTTCACCATTGACGTCGTGATATACGCGATACTGGTTCTTATTGAAGAAATAAATCTGATATTTAAGTTTCGGATCAGGACGGAAGTAGAAAAGCCCACTGCCATCGATCAAGAAATTTCTAATGATCGCTGGAAAACGGATATCAAGCCTGTTTAGAGCAATAATATCGTGCAGAAACTTAGTACGTCCTTTAAAAGTATCCTGATCGCAGTAAAAAGCGAGACCCTTCTTGATCATAAGAAGAGTCATCTGCTGTAAATGACTCAAAACAACCATCGTGGACGATTGGCTGCTTCGATCTTGAGTGCGTGACGCCTCTAAGATCTCATTAAATCGGGTTCGAGTCTCAGAAGAACTAGACATCTATACGCACGGGATAAATTGTACCTTTCAGGGCTCATTTTTTAGAGCTTTTAGCCTTCGCTTTACGAGCTTTAGCAAGAGCACGTTCGCGAACTTCCTTTTTGCTCTCTGAATCACCCTTTTCAGAAGCTTCCTTCTCCTCATTCTTTTTCTTGAACTTCTCCAGAAGCTCGGGAGGCATTTTGTCAGCCATCGGGAAGAAGATAACTTTTTACTCTTTCCAGTTTAACTGCTTCCTCAGGCAAATCTTCAACGGGGTATGAAGTCAACAGATGGTCTTCTCGCCCAAGCATGTCCGTTTTACCTTCTTCAGGTACAAAGTCGTCACAGAGTTTCTGTACTTCAGGTTTATCCCAAATGTAATACTCAGCAATTGAACGTAGCTTGAGCTTCCGTTTGTCAGCATCGCCCATCCAGGACAAATGCCAACCTGCATCACGAGTGCCGAAGTAACGATTGTCGGTTGAAGCCCTCATCGAAGACAAGGTTCCGAACGCTTTAAGTTTTTCGACAGTGGATACAACCCCACACCTCCAATCGAAAAGCTCACCTTTTGGCGAGACCAGTTGACGATCGGCACGTCCGTAGTGCATGCTCATGCTGAGCCGGACGATCTTGTCGTTTTCTTCCTCGACTAACTCAAGAAGCTCAGGGAACTTCGAGGGATTCGCGATTTCATCACAATCACTGCAAATAAATACAGTGTCGTCAGGCATCATATGCAGACCAACTCCAAGAGCGTCACGCTGACCACGCTCACGGATCCATGGATCTGGTGCCTCTTCGTAAGTCGGAAGTTCTACGTGGAGAACTTGGATCTTCTCTTCAGGTAGACCGAGCTCGCGAATCGTGTCTAAACACGTGAATTCCTTATCCTCACCTCGGTGGGTGCGGTTCGCATCAGTAATAAGGAACCCGTCGACGTGGTTCTCAAGAGTACGGATACGGAGCTCTAAAAGTTCTTTCTCGTTGAAATATGTAAATGCGTCAATCAGCATCTGACAGATTTAACTGCCAACATACTAGCCGCGATCTGCTAAATATTTCGCGACCTTGGCACGAGCTCTGATCACTGAGTTTTCAGTGGGTTCAGGTGCGTCGTCGTTGTACTGCTCAGACGGTTGAGCAGGGTTTTCAGGGTTCGGAGAGTAGTTCAGATCTGTGCGCTCATCCTCAAGTTCTTGTGTAAAAGCTTCTGTGGAGGGACGATTGACACGGCGCTGCTCGTCAGCAGCCCGCATGTTCATGTCATACGCTTGAGAAAAACCGAAAGCAGCGCGGTCGTAAGGATTCATTTACTTAGAAGAGAACGATGGCACCTTGAATAGACCCACCACTAATGGCAGTCAAACCCCATTCTAGTTTTTGATCACCCACTAAATTTTCTACGTGAATATATTGCCCAGGTCCATCGTTGAACTCGACGTAAACGTCGTCTTTACCAGAAGAAGCCTTAGCTTCAATAAAGACACAACGACATGTAGAAAATCTTTTTTCTCCATCCGCAGGGGACCACAGAAATCCGCTTGCCATAGGCAATGAGTTCTGCTGCCCGTATGTAGAGCCGAATGCTCGGATATCCATTACGAAAAACTGTTTAAATCAATCCTAGCTCTTTTTACTCGTCAGTCGATTTAAATACCAAGCAGCTTTCTCAAGATCCTGATTACCGTTCTTGAGTCTTTCACGAGAAACGTATTTAAGAACGTTTCCCTTACAGAACCCACGGAACTCTTCCTCTGTGAGAACCGACTCTAAATAGTCAATGGTCTCAATAGAACCAGAGGTGTAGTGATTGGGATGGTTGACGAGATCTTCTGCCATTTGAGGTTGTGAGGTAGCTGCGAGTTGCACTCGTCTTTCAAACTCAGTTAGTACGGAATCCAAAAATTTCCGAGACATCCAAGACGGACCCTAGCTTCTCACTGAGTTCAACGCTGTACTTTGTATCAAGATGTTCCAGCAGAGCGTAAGGAGGTATTTGTAGTTTGCCTTTGTCAATAACAACTGGTACAGCACGCTTGTGATCTTGCCCAGGAACCAGTCCTTCAAATGCAGTGCCTAAAGAACTTCTGTCGGCGATCGGCCAACAACGATGCTGGACTCTTTCAAAACTTTTTACAGGATCTGAACTAGGAGAATCGACATACAGATTTGCCATCTGCTGATCAAGGATCATCATGCCCATGTACGGATTGCTGAGTGTCACAAACCCCGCAACCGAATCATTCGGCGTCAACACTGACTGAGATACAAAGTCAATATCACCCCAGACCTTTCTCGTAGGTGCGTTCAACTCGATAACTCTGTGGTTGTCAAAGGGAACCGTCTTACCCTCAAACTCCTCAAAACGACAGAACCCAGGTTCCAGATTTAATTTCTTCAGCCGATCTTTCCAGGAGTACCAATAAATAAAATGCTCGCTCTTGAAGAGCATGTCGTTTTCTGAGTATATGTAGTAGTCATACATCTCATTTTTAATCGCTTCCTTAAGCAACGCCTTGTGTGCCCACGTGAGTGAGAAACCTTCGTATTTTTTGTCGGCAACGATCACGTTGATCGAGTTCAGATCAACGTTTGGTTTTAGGAGCTCCTCTAAAGCAGTCTTGTCTCCTTCGTGTTCGTGGTCGATATGGATGAAAACGTCCTTGACTCCAGGAATCTCTTGATAACCCCTGAGGGTCTCAAGCAGGACATCGAATCGAGCAAGAGGGTTGTGGGCAGTGACGAAGATCAGAAACGACGACTCTTTCATCAGTACTCCATTTGGAAGTTTCCTCGACGTTGCAGGAAACACATCAAGTGTGTGTATGCATCAAGAAGATCGTCGTGCGAGGTAGCTCCGAGATTGATCAGTTGATCAAACAGTTGATCGAACTTTCGATACCGGTTGAAGACCACCTTCTTGTTTTCGAGCAGTCCTAGTGTGCCCCTAAATCGGGAGATTTTGTCACCTCTGAAACCTTTAACTTCATGAATATGTAGATTCCCCAAACCCCACTCATTCAACATGATTCGTCTGAGGTCGGCAGCCAGAGACGCCTGATAGGCAACGGATTCTACGACCAACGTGCATGTCGAATATGTCGGGAAATATTGCCCTTCGGCATTCTCTTGGAGTATCCCCCACTCCACGAGCATCTTCGCGAGTAGATCGATCTTTTCTAAGTTTCCGATGGACCGTACTTGATGAGCATCGACGATGTAGTACTTGTCTTTGAACTTCCCTCCGAGGACAAACGCGGTGTAGTCGGACGTCTCGTTCTTACTCGCTGAGAGGTCGATGCCAACTGCCAAGCTGTCGAACTCAGTTACCACATCGCCTTTAACCAACAGGTCTGGCGAGAGGATCAGATCCGAGGTCATCACCGGCTGCTGCTGGTACTGGAAGGCAAAAGCAACCGGATCTAATTCTTTTTGACCCTGGAGATAATCGACACTCCACTGCTCAGGCCAGTAGCTGACTGCCTCTCCGTCTTCGTCATACGTAAGGGCTTCTTGCTGAACTTGTTTCCATCCCTTACTTGGGATGAACATCGTCTTGTGAATATCGAGTGGTTGGAAT